AGAATATGGTGGCTGGATTTTCAACCACAATGAAAACTCGACCTTTGATTATTGCAAAGTTAGAGGAATATTTTAGGAATGAATCAGTAGTGGTACATTCAAATAGATTGGTAGATGAATTATTCACATTTATTTATCTGAATAATAGAGCCGAAGCAATGACTGGATACAACGATGATTTAGTTATGAGTTTCGCTATAGGTTTATGGGTTCGTGATACTGCTTTAAGATTACGAACTGAGGGTATAGAATTAACAAAGAAGTCCCTTAATAGTATGTTAGATACTGATGGACTTTATACACCCAACGAGAATGAAAATGACAGTTGGGACATGGAAATTGGACAAAACAAAGAAAAAGAGTCTTTAAAGTGGCTCTTGTAAGTGAGGTAAAAAATGGCAGATAAATCATTATTTGGTCGATTAAGACGACTATTTTCAACAAATGTTATTGTACGAAATGTTGGTGGTCGTAAATTAAAGATTGCCGATACAGACCAAGTACAAAGACAAGTTAAATCACATCTTGTAGATAGATATTCTAAACTACATAGTGGATTGGAATTAAACAATACAGGTTATTCAACCTTTGCACAATTACAAGCTGCAAGACAAGGTTTGTTTAAAGATTACGAAAGTATGGAATCAGATTCAATTATTGCATCTGCACTTGATATCTATTCAGATGAATCAACAATGAAAAATCCATATGGTGAAGTGTTAGAGGTTAAGAGTGATGATAATAATATCAGAGAAATATTACATAATTTATTTTATGATATTATGAACATCGAGTTTAATCTATGGCCGTGGGTTCGTAACTTAACAAAGTATGGAGATTTCTTTTTATTCTTGGATGTACAAGAAAAATATGGTATTACAAATGTAGTTCCGATGTCGCCGTATGAGTTGGTTCGTTCTGAAGGCGAAGACCCAGATAATCCTTATTATACAAAATTTTATTTAGAAGCAATTGAAGCAGCACATCCTTATTTTGCTCGTTCAACAAAGAATCAAAAAATAGAATTTGAAAACTTTCAAGTTGCTCATTTTAGATTAGCAAACGATAGTAATCTTTTACCTTATGGTAAATCAATGTTAGAAAGTGCAAGAAAAGTTTGGAAACAAATTACATTGATGGAAGATGCTATGTTGATACATAGAATTATGAGAGCACCAGAAAAGAGAATATTCAAGATTGATATTGGAAACATACCACCAAATGAAGTTGATAACTATATGCAACGAATCATTAATAAAATGAAAAAGACTCCTTTTATTGATGATGCAAGTGGTGATTATAATTTAAAATTTAATATTCAAAATTTAACAGAAGATTTTTTCTTACCAGTTCGTGGTGGAGATAGTGGTACACAAATAGAATCACTACCTGGAATGACATATGAAACTACAGAAGATATAGAATATCTGAAGAATCGTATGTTAGCAGCACTGCATGTTCCAAAAGCATTCTTAGGATATGAAGAATCACTTGGAAGTAAAGCAACACTTGCAGCAGAAGATGTAAGGTTTGCAAGAACTATAGAAAGAATACAAAGAATTGTAGTTAGTGAATTAACAAAGATTGCAGTTGTTCATTTATATTCACAAGGATATACCGATGCACAATTAGTAAACTTTGAATTGAATCTAACTAATCCATCTACAATTTATGAACAAGAGAAGATTGAATTGTGGAGTAATAAAGTTAACTTAGCTCGTGATATGAAAGATAATTCATTGTTACCGAGTGATTGGGTTTACAAAAATGTGTTTAATTTCTCTGATGACCAAATCAAAGAACTTGAAAAAGGATTGGTTGATGACCAAAAAGAGAAGTTTAGATACTCACAGATTGAGATGGAAGGTAACGACCCGAAAGATAGTGGAGAAGCAGTTGGTACACCAAGTGATATGGCTTCAGCTGGACCACCAGCAGAGGGTGAAGAAGCACCTGAAACTGCAGCAGGTTCAGTTTTCGATTTAGGTGAAGAAGGTGGTTCACCAAAGGGTGGATGGAACGGAGCAGGTAGACCAAAAGAAGTACCAAAATATGGTAAAGATGGTAGTGCTCGTGATAGAGACCCACTTGGTAAACACAATAAACAGATGGCTTTAGCACATTATGATGCGTTAAAGAAATCATTTGGTAAAAAAGCCAAAGAAATTCTAAGTGAAACTTTACAGACGGAAGAATTAAATGAGGAATATAAAGAATTTACAGAGGATAAATAACGATTTATTTGAAGTTTTTATATTTATATATGGTACGAATATTTAACTATGGAGTGTTTGATGTCAAGCAATAGAAAGCATAATAAAATTAAAAATACGGGTATATTGTTTGAACTATTAACACGACAGATTACTGTCGATGTATTAAATGGTTCAGATAAATCATCCGCAATTAAAATTCTGAAAGAATTTTTTAATTCTAAGACAGAATTAGGTAAAGAATACGAACTTTACAAGATACTTTTAGAAAAAAAGTATTCAAAAAGTGAACAAGCTAATATGTTAGTCGAAGCTGTTATCAGAAATCGTAGAAAATTATCAAATCGTCGTTTAAAAAGCGAGAAGTATAATTTAATTAAAACAATTAAAGAGAGTTATTCGGTAACTGATTTCTTTAATACCAAGATTCCTAATTATAAAGTTTTAGCATCTGTCTATAATGTCTTTGAATTGGAATCTTCAAAACAAAAAATTTCACCAGTTGAGGAAACTGATAGTAAAGTTACGATTATTGAAAATATTTGTACCAAACCAAAAAGTAAACCAAGAAGAAAATCTATTGTAGAATCAGAAGAGCAAGATTTGCGTTTACTTACATATCAATTATTAGTTGATAAATTCAATAAAAAATATAGTAAATTGAACGAAAGTCAAAAGAATTTATTGAGAGAATATATTAATAACCTTTCCAATACTAATTCCCTAAAAGAGTTCATAGATACTGAAGTTATAAAAGTCAAAAAAATCTTAAAATCACATCTAACTAAAGTGGATGATAAGATTACTAAGATTAAATTAAAAGAAGCTATAACACATACTGACACTTCTACTACAGGTAAGTTTGTAAAAGATTCGCATGTAGTTGCTTTGATGAGGTATTATGAGTTGATTAAGGAGTTAGATAATGTCCACAAAAATAAGTAAAACTAAATTAAAAGAACTACTTCGTAAATTAATTGTTAAAGAATTAGAAGAAGTTTCAACCACTGCAACCGCAGGTGGTTCATATTCAACACCACACGCATTTTCTGGTAAAGGAAAAGATAGAAGAAAAGATATAGCAAGTGGTAGTGGATATGATGAGGTGAATGAAGCAAAGCTCTGGAAAGAAAATAGTGATAAAGCTGTTAAGGATATGATAAATAAACGATATGTAAAAAGAAACCAAAAGGAAAAAGATAGAGTAAAAGGTATTGGTAAATGGCTTGATGACCGTGCTCACAAAATTTCCGCCAAATATAATGACAACTGGATAAGAAGAATCAAAATGGGTAGAGGTGGTCAAGTACAAGATTGGTGGGGAGATACTATGAGTATGATAAAAGTTAGGTTGAGAGAACAAGTGGAAAATGTAAATGAAGGTCGTTATCACGAATATCGTAATGATGATTCTTTAACTGCAAAACAAAAAATTGGTATATCAATGAGAGAAGTTCGAGATAAATTAAATGAATTAAGTAAACTTATTGATATGAATGTTAAATTAAAGAACGAGTTAAATGTTGATACAAAAACTTATTGGAAGAATACACATAAAGCAATGAGTAAAATTTCAGAACGATTAGTTAAATTGGCTAATAAAGTAGGGAAACTACAATGAAACAAAATGACAAATATTTAGCAGAAGGTCTTGATATTCTAAATAGAGAATTTGGACAACCATTACCTACTCTTAAAGATACGATGAAAGCTCATAAATTAAAAAAAGAAGGTCCAGATGATGTAAGAGCTGCAAGAAGAGTATTATCAAAGATTGCTAAGACAGAACAAAAATTTAGAAAAGAAATGTTAGAATTAGAACAAGCGTTCTTACAAGACCCACGAAGTGAAAATAAAAAAGCAGCAAGAGATATAAAGAAATCTTATAAACAAGGTGTAACTACATTTATGAGAGATGCTGTACAAATGATTAAGAGGATGAAATAATGAAACAATTAATTGTAGATTATATACCTTTTGAGATATCAAGAGAACAAATTAATGAATCCATTAAAGAGAATGATGGTAAGTTAGTTGTTAAAGGTGTATTACAACGAGCAGATGCAAAGAATCAAAATGGTCGAGTGTATCCGATGGAAATATTACAAAGAGAAGCAAAGAATTATGCTGATGGATTTGTAAAACAGAAAAGAGCATTAGGTGAATTGGACCATCCAGATAGTTCAGTTGTGAATCTACAAAATGTATCACATAATGTAACTGAAATGCATTTTGAGGGTGATAGTTTATTGGGAACAGTCGAGATTTTAACTACACCAAGTGGAAATATTTTAAGAGAATTATTTAAAAATGGTATCAAGTTAGGTATCAGTTCTCGTGGTATGGGTTCGGTAGAGACCGTAACTGAAGATGATGGTAAATCACCAGTAATGCAAGTTGGACAAGATTTTGAATTAATTGCTTTTGATTTCGTTTCTAATCCATCTACGCATGGTGCGTTTTTACATCCAATAAGTGAGGGAGTTGATAAAACTCAAGCACAAGGTAGAACTTGTGGTACTTATTGTAAAGCTGAAGATATAATTAACAAGATTATAAGAGGAGAGTAATATGCCTGGTTTAGAAGATATGACTAGTATTCACCAACAACCAAAATCAGAGAATGATAGTTTAGGTGGAGATGAGGGTTTAGATAAAATATCTACACCTACAAATGGTATAATAGAAGCACCAACATTTACAGAGTTAGCAGATGGTGCTGATGCACCAACACCACAAGTTGGAAAACAGGGGTTAGAAACATTTGATATACCATCAAATGGTCAAGCTTTGACTTCTTTTGGTGATGGTACTGCTGGGTCAAACAACCCATAATGCCTGCTAAATCAAAAGCACAACAAAGATTTATGGGTATGGTTCACGCCTTTAATAAAGGTGAACTAAAAGGTTCAGAGGTTAGTAAACAAGTAAAAGATGTTGCTAAATCTATGAAGAAAAAAGATACAAAAGATTTCGCTAAAACAAAACATAAGGGATTACCGAATAAAGTGAAACAAGAACTTATACAAAAACTTCGAGAAATGGTCCGTGAGGAATTAAAAGAAACTTCAGAAGCTGTAGTTGCTCAAAATGAATCTGGAATCGCATTTGCAATTATATTGAGAAATTTAGCAAAACATGCTCACAAAAAAAGAATGTATGATAAGTTGAAGAAAAAGAAACGCGAATCGGTAAATGAAAAGATGAGACCTGCTGTGAAAAAGTTGTTGAAACAAAAAGGATATGGGCCAATCTTTCAAGCAATTGATAATTCTAAAAAACAATTCAAACAAATGAGATACTCACGAGGTGAAATACAAGATACTTTGATTGATATGTTTGGTAAGGACGACCCAAAGATACTACAAAAGATTAAAGAATCAATAAATGAAGATATATACATTGGATATTATAAAAATAAGAAAGTAAAAGTTAGAGCAAAATCAGATAAAGAAGCTCAAAAACAAATAGTTAAAAAATTAAAAATTCCAAAAAAAGATTATGATATAGCTTCATTGCAAAATTGGACTAAAACTAAACACAATAAACAGAAGTTTGAATCTATAAAAGAAGCACATAACTTTACAATTAAATATAAGAAAAAGGATGGTAGTGATTATTATCTTAAAATGATTGATGTTCGTGCAAATGATTTTAAAGATGCAGTTAGAAAAGCTTTAGGTAAACTTAAAAGTAAAGAAGAAAAAGTAATAGTAAGTGTTTCTCAAGATACTAAAAAAGATTTTGTGGTTGAAGGTGTAAGAGCAATAAAAGCTTTTGGTAAAGTTCACAAGGCTCGTAATGAATTTTTAGAACGATATGCAAAACTTAAAAAACAATTAAATACTTTAAAAACAGAATCACCTAATAATGAATTTCTTAGATTGGAAAAACAATTATATAAATTTGAAACAGCATTCATTGAAGAATCTTCTAAATTATTAGGTTCAGTTGCAAAGATTGCTAAAAGTAATCTAACTGAATCAGTAAATGAAGAAGATGGTATTGCTAAAGGAAAAGGTGTTCAAAAGATTTTTGATATACATAAAAATGGTTACGGAAAACTTGGTGGTAGAATGGTAGATGCTTTAAGTGCAGGATTGTTTGTACAACTATATGATAAAGCACCAGATAATATAAAAGAAAAAATGAACAAAATGAACGAAAAAAGACTCTACATTGTAATTGGTAAAATGTGGGATAAGTTCGGTAAAAATGTGAGGTTGAGCTAATGACTAATTTTAAAGAAGAATTAAAAAGAATTGGTGGGGATAGATTAAATCCTAAGAAAAATTTAAATGAGGGTAATATAAGAGTACTCAAAGCTAATAAAATAGATAGTAGAACTTGGAGAAATATGAAGTATGATTTAAGAGACCAATTTGATGAGTTAGTAAAGATTGGTGAAGATTATGGTGTATTTCAGAATGCTCAAGGTACTCACAAAATGTTAAAACAAATCAAAAAAATAATGGATAAAATCTAATGATTAAATTAAAAAAAATATTAATAAATGAGGGAGTAGATTTATATTCACATTATAAACTC